CAACTTGCAACAGTTGGAGGTGCTCCTGCTACGTTTACTCCAGCAACTGGTGGCGCTACTCCTTTAAATATCAACCAACCTCAAGGTGGACCTCAAGGTATGGCACAAGGTGGATCACAAGGTGGACCTTTACCTCAAGGTTTTGGTATGCCACAAGGTATGCCTGGTATGCCCCAAGGCGTAACACCCACACAAATGTCGTTGCCATATTCCAAGCGTACTGCTGGCGATATTAGACCCTATGCGCCCAATGAAAAAACAGATGAGGAAAACGGCGCTAAATACCGCAACAGTTTGACAACCAGACAAACAGATTTGGCAACATCTAGACGCAATTTAGATGAAGTGATTGCCCAAGCTGACAAAATAGCAAAAGAATCCACTAAGATTTTTGGGTTAGATACTGCCACAGGCGCGTTGGGCGGATTGTCTAGAACATACGCAAATATTGTTGGTGATCCTAAATATAAGCAATTGAGCAAAGATTTGGCCAACGTACAGATTGCTAATATCCAAGCCCAAGGCGGTTCTATGGATACTGTGGCTGGCCAACAATTGCAAAAGATGGCCAATGGTGACGAGACATATCCTCCAGATGTGTTGAAAAACATTGCCAGAAGAACTTACGCTGATGTCCAGAATTTGGATATGCAGGCCACAGCAGCGTCTAAATTTGCTCAGAAGTATGGTGACAACAACCTGAACGCGTTTAAGCGCCTATGGTCTTCTAATGCCGATTCAAAGGTGTTTGAAGCTATAACCATTTTTGAAAATGTTAAAGACAAAGCCGAACGCAATAAAGCCATCAATGAACTATTTGGCTCTAATCCACAGGCTAGACAACAATATTTCCAAAAGTACAATAACATTAAAAAATTGACTGAAACTGGGGAACTTTGATGGATGAATTAGGCGAATTGATCCTCGGTGAAAAGCCCAAGGTTGCACAACCTAATCTTGTCGCACCTAAAAAAAGCCCCATGAGTGGCTTGAATCCACAATTACAACCTAAAGAAGAACAACCTGACGAACTAGGTCAATTGATTTTAGGCGGTGGTGAAACAACTCCAGAATCCGTCAAAAAGTTATCACTTGCTGAAAAACTAGGTCAATCCCAAATGGCTGGCGTTCAAGGCGCTGGTGAAGCAGGTAGAAGTTTTATCCAAGGATTAGTAGCAGCACCAGTAAGCGCTTTGGCAGGTATTGGCGGTACGTTAGCAAGTGGTCAATATGGTACTCAGGCAGGTATCCAAGCGGGCGAAAAGACTGCCCAAAGGGTACAACAGGCTTTGGGTTATCAACCTCCATCACAGGCAGGTCAAGACATATTACAAAGTTTACAGAGCAAATTTGAGGCTAGTAAATTACCGCCTGTAATGCCTGAAGTGCAAGGTTTTGTCCCACAACGACCACAAGCGCCTACGTTGCCCAAAATTAGAATTGAACCAGTCGCTCCAAAGCCTGGCATGGTTTCTATGGGTGCAGCGTCAACCACAAACAAAGCATTGTTGGACCAGGCTATTGCACAAGCCACACCAGAAGTGGCTGCACAATTAAAACAAATTAATCCAGCGGATTTAAATGTAAAAGCATTAGAAGCAATTATTGAAGCTGATTCACTAGAAGTACCAATCAAATACACTTTAGGACAAGCTACTGGTGATCCTAATATCATTTCAAATGAACGTAATAACAGGGCTACACAACAGCAATATATAGAACGTTTTAATGAGCAAAACAAAGCATTACAAGAAAATGTAAGTCGAGTAAAAGAAAAGGCTGCTCCTGACGTTTTTGCACCTAATTACGTTGCTAATGCAGAAGGAGCTATTGATTTTGTAAACAACAAGATCAAGCAAAACCAAGAATCTACAAGCCAAGCCTATAAAGCATTGGATGAATTTGGCGCGGGTAAGATAAAAGTTGATAGCGCAACATTTGCTAAAAACGCAATGGATGCTTTAACCGCTAAAGAAGATATAGATTTTTTACCGCCTGTCATTAAGTCAAAGATTGATGCTTATACGTCTGGTAAAGAAATGAACTTTGACCAGTATGAGAATCTACGCACTCAGATCGCTAGAGAAACACGCAAAGCACAACGCGCTGACGATGGAAATGCCGTTCACGCTTTGACCTTGGTGCGTGGTGAACTAGAAAAGTTACCTTTAATTGGTGAAACAGAGGAAGCCAAAGCATTGGCTGACAAAGCCAGAGCAACGGCCAAAGCTGAGTTTGACTTGGTCAACAAAGACAGTCCAAGTTATAACAAGATTTATGCTGATATTGTTAACGGAAAATCAGATACCAAAGACTTTATTCAAAGCAATATTTTGAGGTCAAAGAATACTGATTTTGCTAAAACGATGGAGTTATTTAAAGATGATCCAGAAGCTACTCAGCATTTAAGGGCTGGTGCGTTGGATGTAATCATTAAAGATTCCACAGACGCAAGTGGAAACTTTAAGCCCGCCAAATTCAGACAAGCCATTGAAAATCTAGACGTTAATGGTAAATTGTTGCCTTTGTTTGGTGACCAGGCACAAACTTTACAAAAGATTGCACGAACTGGCCAAAGAATTGAAGCCAGACCCACAGGTGCGTTTGTCAACGAATCCAATACTGCGGTTGATTTGGCCAAACAATATGCCAATCGTATGGCCACGCAAGTGCCGATTGTGGGCAGATTTGTTGAACCAGCGCAACAATTGATCCAAGAGCGTGCGGTCAAAAAACAAGTTCAACAATCCTTAAAGCCCGCTGCTGGGGCAAAACTATCAGACTTAGGAAAATAACATGAGCGTTAACCTTTCACCCGTAGGAAATGGCTTCCAGTTCCTATCCTCCACAACCCCCAACATACCATTGGCGGGCGGGTTTATCTACACCTATCAAGCTGGGTCTAGCACACCGCTAAACACCTACACAGACAACACGGGTAACACAGCGAACACCAATCCTATTATCTTGGGGACTGACGGCAGACCGCCCAATGAGATTTGGTTAACCAGCGGTTATTCTTATAAATTTGTTCTTACAGATGCCAATAACACAACAATTCAAACTTTAGACAATCTGTATGGAATTATTGGAACAAGTCCTAGCGTTAGCGCTGTACCTAGTGGCGGCATTATTATGTGGTCTGGCTCTATTGGCTCTATACCTACTGGTTATGTGCTCTGTAACGGCTCTAATGGCACTCCTGATCTGCGGGACAGGTTTGTTGTTGGCGCTGGCAATTCCTATTCTGTCGGTAACAATGGCGGGTTTGCTAGTAGCGGAGTTGTGACCAGCTCTGGCACTAATAATCCTTTGTATTACGCACTAGCATTTATCCAAAAAACATGAGCAATACTGAACAAGACTTGGCCGTTCATGTTGCGGTCTGTGACGAACGTTATAGACGCATAGAACAATGCTTGCGAGATGGCGAACGGCGCATGACCAAGATTGAATACTTGATTTATGGAGTAATGCTATTGGTCTTACTTGGCCCTGGCGTTGCTGGGGCGTTCTTCCACAAGTTTTTTGGGTTGTAAAAAATTGACCCCTTTACTCTTGTCGCTCTGGCAACTTCGGCGTTTAAATTGGTCAAAGAGTCCTGCGAGATGTACAAGGAGGGTCGGCAATTCGTTGTCGATACAAAAAAAGAGATTGATGGGGTCATTAAGGATGTCAAGTCAATCCAAACAGATGCAAAGGGTATATTTGGTTTTTTCAGGAAATTATTTCGTAGCGAAAAAGCCGAGGAAATCAAGGTTGGGACAAATCCTGTTAAGCCTAAACAAAAAAAGAGGGTTGAATTTGATGAAAACCAAATCTACGCGCAAGTTGCAGACGCTTTGACCAAGTTCTTTCATGCTTACAACGGCTTAAAAAATTACGCCAAGGAACAAGAAGAAATTGCTTTGACAGCATCAGGCGAGGAAGGACAGGACATTGCAATCAAGTTGGTGATTGCCAACTTACAGATGGAAAAGTTGAATGAGGAAATGCGCGAGTACATGGTGTACCACGTTCCAGAAGAAATGAAGGATTTGTACAGCCGTGTAAACAAGATGGTTGGCCACATTGCTAATCAACAGGCTTTGGCTAGGAAAGCTGAACTAGACAAAAAGAGAAAGATAGCATGGCAAAAACGTCAACGGGCAGAGGAAATTCAGGACAAAATTCTAGCGGTGGTAATTACGGGTCTGATGATCGGGTGGTGCTGGATAATGATGATGATCGTTCGTTCTTCGTCATTGTTGTCGTGGCATTGATGGCGGTTATTTTGTTGTTTATTCCGATCCTTTCTTGGATGTACATTGACATCAAAATGATGGAAATCAGAGTTAACAAGGCTTTAGCAAAGATTGAAGGCAAATGAAATATCTGTTGTTATTATTGTTGTTGACGGGTTGTGACGATAGATATCGTTATATATGCCAAGACCCAGACCACTTCAATGACAAAGATTGCGTTCACCCAAAGTGCGAATTCAGTCAGACTTGCCCAGAATACCTGGTTGCGCCTGTTTTGGAGAAAAAGGTTGAACAAGTTAACAAGTGACGAAATTGAGGTTAGGGTGTGGGCCATCGTGGTGTTGGCCATCACCGCCATTCTATTTTTCATTGTTGTCGCACTTTTGTACTCGGTCACTTTTGTTGTCCAGCCCATCAAGGCTATGGCCCCCATTGACCAGGCTTACACCAAGATGCTCAACGACATTGTTTTGCTCATCGTGGGTGCAATTGGTGGAGTGGCGGGTAAAAAGGTAGCGGGCGGTGTAGCAGGCACGTTAGGGGCTATAAAACAGGCCACAAGCCCACAAATGCCCATGATGGGGGGTTGCTATGGAATGCCTCAAGCAATGCCCCAAAGCGGCCAAGCATTCGGCGCTATGCCAACGTTTAACAATCCTAAGTTTGACGAGTCATGGACACCGCCTCCTCCTCCGACTGGACCGCCTGTTTTGGAGGATGAGGAAGAACGCGAAAGAATGGCTCACGCACGAGATAGCACTAAAAATGTTTGATTTTTTTGCACATTTTTTGCATTATTTGGCTTTATTTGCGCTAATTCTAGGATTTGGAGCGTATGTAATTAGCTATTTAGTGGGTTTCTTGCCCATGTTAAAACCCCACGCTTTGGTTATCCAAGTGGTGGGAATTGTGTTGATTGTTTTAGGAGGTTACTATGTCGCAGATCATCACGGCTATGAAAGACGCGTTGCAGAAGATAAAGCAGAAATTGACCGACTTAATGGAGAAGCTCGGGCAAAAGAAGCAGAGTTGACAGCCAAGATTGACAAAGCCAATGGTGCTTTAAGAAAGGCAAAAAATGACATTCAAGCCAAAGTGGTTAGTCTTAATGCTCGCGTTGATTCTGGCGAACTGCGCCTCCCCTCCAATTGTCCCGTACAAGCCGATTCAAGTCCCGCCGATGGAAATCGAACCGATGCAAGCGAATCTGAGCGACAGACTGTTAAAGCTCTTATCCAGATCGCAGCAGACGGAGACACCGCCGTCACCAACCTCAACGCCTGTATCGCCCAATACCAGCAAGTGATGAAGACTGTAAACGAGGGTGTCAAATGATCAGCGCTGAAAAACTACACGCTTTGGGGATTGGGGTTGAGTGGCAAGAACCGCTGACCACTACGTTTACCGCGTTCAGTATCAATGACAACAAACAACAGGCGGCTTTTATCGGCCAATGTGCACATGAATCGAATCACTTTAAGGCGTTACAAGAGAATCTTAATTATCGCCCTGAAACGCTTTCTAAGCTGTTTGGTAGACATTTTAAAGATGCCGAGGAAATACAGAAA